GGTGCCTCTACTTTAGTCAGCGGTCTTAGTGTAAGTTCCGATATTGGCGTTGGTCCATCTGGGTTACCACCACCCTCAACAATAAATTTAGCCATTGGGGTTGATGATGCGACCACCTTATCAAGCACTCTTGATGTTACTGGTGCCTCTACTTTAGTCAGCGGTCTTAGTGTAAGTTCCGATATTGATGTTGGTCCATCTGGGTTACCACCACCCTCAACAATAAATTTAGCCATTGGGGTTGATGATGCGACCACCTTATCAAGCACTCTTGATGTTACCGGTGCCTCTACCTTACCAAGCGCCCCTGATGTTACTGGAGTTGTATCTAAACTCCCAATTGATATAATGAGAGAGTTTCTCAAGGAACATATTGAAACATCACCGATAGACGACATTGATGCGGGTGGAATATTAGAAGAACATAACGCCCCCACAGAAGATAATGCGGATAACACTCACGGAGGTGACTCAGACGATAACTCGGACGATGGCTCTTCTAGTAATCTGACTTTAGGAAATATTACTACCGGTGACTCTGATTTAGTTACGGGACTACTTAATTGTGATGGTCATAAAATATCTATAAACGAAATAAGTGATCTTAGAAAGACCAGAGCCGGAGCGCAATACAAAACTGCTAAATTATAAATAGAATAATTAGTATATAAATATAATTAGATTAATATATTAATTATGCCTAACGATGCTCCTGAAAATGATATTGAAGCATGTAATCAAGTAAATACTGATATTTCGGGGGGGCAGCGTCGCAATAGGCGAATTTCGTCAACACACGAATTGGTATCTAAAACAACAGCGGCGATGTTAAAAAGTGTTGATGAAGATTTTAAATTTGATAGAGTTGAGAATTCAATAGATAATCTGGATTATTATATGTATTTCTCTTATACAAGTATATTTCCTAATAATATAACAACAGAAGCAGAGGATTCTAAAAAACAGTGGCGGCGCAGTATAGTATCTATATTAAGGGGGGGGGCACGAATGCTTTTATGTGTAATTATACAAACTATTGTTACCCCAATGATGATATATTATTCATTTGAATCCAATAATGATATGTGTATGAAAAGTAATAATATTTATCAAAAAATTACAGCAGCAATATTTACATTCTATATAAATATATCATCTATCAATGCTCTATACGACCAATTAATAATTTATAGTTATTTTGATTCCTTTTTTATATTATATCATAAATTTCGCCATAAACATTTTAAAATAAAAAATAACCGCCAAAGACAAATTTTTAACGCATTAATTAATTTTTATTTAACAATCAATATTATATCGTGTGTATTAACTACCTTTGGGTCAGTTATTATTATTTATAATTCATCAAGTATTTTAGATATAATTTTAAACTCTTTGGCACTAAAATTTATAGATGAAATAGATAATATGTCTATAAGTAAATCAGAAATATATTCCTTTAAATTAATCTACAATGACATTAAAGAGCAGATCAACGATAATATGACTTTTTTTAATTCTCACGTCCCGAAGAAAATCTCACAGGTAATAAAACTTGTAAAAAAAATGTGTTTAATGTATTGTATTGGTTTATTCTTATCAATAATTTTATATATATTTACAATATTCGCTGAAATTTGGATAATAATGTGTTATTAATTATTAAAAAATATATTTTTTAATAATATATTAAATGTTTAATAGAAAGTTAGCAAGACATTCTCTTAATAGAATTTTGTTAGATTATATTAATAAAATACCATTGAGTTTTAACGTAAAAAGGGTTTGGATACGTTCACTTCATTATGTATTACCGCCTTTACAAATACTTTTAGTAACATTTGGAAATAAATTTCAGTTTTATTTAGGTATAACCATAAGTGTTGTTATCATGTTTCTGTTTATATTATTAAATGGATGTATATTAAGTTCTTTGGAGAATAGTTTATTTGATGATAATATTAATATCGCTGATATAGTTTTAGAATTATTAAAAGTAAACAAAAACCGGCATAACCAACTAAGAATTACTCAAGTTTTTTTTATACTATGGATTATTTATGTTGCCTTCATTTATAATTATCGTTTTACTTAAAACCATAGTGGGCACCCAAGACCATAGTGGTGTCTATAATATAGAGATAATGATATTATACAGGCAAGTTATAGAGAATTCTATTATTTTTACTTGATGTCGTAAAACCTATATCTAAGAGTTTATTTATTTCGTCACACATCACATAATCCTTTTTTTCGGTATAGTCTAAAAAATAATTATTTTTACATTTTATAATGGATTTCTCTGTTATTAAATTAAAGGCTTTTTCGGGTCTATCTACTGGTTCAGCATGTGATACACACTCTATATTTTTCCAATAAATATTATCATAAACCTTTGTGTTAGAACTTACAATAATTCCACAAAATTCATAAAACAAAAAATAATATGTATCCAATGCCGCCTTTCCTATTACGGCATTATTATTTTCTAAAACATCGCCTATAAGTACATCTTCAATACGTTTAATAGTCCCGTCCTGCATATTTAATTTAGTATTTCCCGCAAATCCATTATCTAAAAAAGACACGCCTTTGGCAAACTCAACTGACTCCTCTTTTTTATTATTCCAGAAATTTAAAACAATGCTATTGATTGTTTTATTTATGAAAATGTTTCTACTTTCATTGTAATCTACAAAAACATTACCGCGTATATTTATAACACCTGTAGAAGTTGTTAAATAATACCCGAACGGGGGTTTACATTCAGTTTCTATGGATAATATTGAGTTTTTTACAAATATTGTAACACCATTTTCAACTGCTTTACTATCTCCAGACACATAAATCTTATTACTATATAAATATAAATTTTCAATATTTTTTAATTTTTGAATACATATAATTCTGCTACCATCCTCTAATATCATACCTATTTTAAGATCTTTCATTTTACACTGACTAGAGTCATACAAAAATACAGACGTTAATCCCATAAAATATTTCATTAGCTTCTTTAAAATAATAAGAGTTTTTATTCTGAAATAAAATACTGTTATATAATAACACCATGAAACCAAGTATTACAATTAAGTGTATGGACGAAGAAATGAAAATGTTTTATATGCCGCTAACAATAGAACCCCATAAAAAAATAACTTTATTAGCTCCCAGTGATATAACTATCAAAACAGGCGAACGACTCGGTATAAATTTACAATTATCTATGGAATCAGAAGAACCCATCTTAATATATCCTTCAAATGAATTAAATTCAATGCCTTTAATAGTTCTTAATTTAAATAATATTTATAATAACGATAATAGAATTTCTATTTTAAATAATCCTGAAAGAGGTATGTATAAGAAATTTGTAGATGCTGGTATAGATAGTTTTAAAACAGATATTTTAAAACAACTTACTAAAAAAAGAAATAACGATGAAATAATTGCTAGAATTTTGGATAAAGTTCCACCATGTGTTATTCCTCAAGGCTCGCCATTATTTGAAATCTACATACATAGTTTAAAAGAGTTTAATGTTATTATTGAATAAAACTTTAAAACTATAGTAATCATTGTATATACTCCTCTTTTATCGGTGACGTTTTCCTAGACCCCCATACAATTAGCGATAATTTACATTGGGACGATTTATATTTTACCCAGGCGTCCAAGTGGTCTATTTTTTTTGAATCAGCAAAAGGTTTTCCCTTTGGTGTTTCCGCAAATTTAAATGGGATGGCTTCATATTTCACTTCCGTAAAACCATTAATTTCTAATCCGTCTGTAACCAATTTTTTTAGTACCGTAATGAGTTCACGTTTATTAAGATAAGTGGTCGTCGCGGCAGTACGTCGCACGTATTTCTCTAAATCCTTATATAATTTTTTATAGGTATTTTGTGTGCTTTTTTTACCAGATTTAAATTCCGCGGATAAACCTGATATTTTATTGTTGTAGAGAAGATGACCCCAGTTCCAAACATCATATTCCTTATTTCTTTTCCATCGTGCGGCGTTGTAGTTCTTCTGCCATGGAGGTATTATATCTTCGTCCATGTCCGTGTAATACGAACGGTTGTAAGATTTAGTTAATACATCTGTTGTATCGTCGCGCCAACCTTCGTACCAAGGCAGCGTTAGATTTCTTTTTGCGAATTTTTCTTTTGAAATTTTACAACCCACTCCTTGCCATTTACCCTTATCACCCCATTCACATAATTCTTGGTCGTCGCACTTGGGGTCTTTAGTTTTTTTAAAAGAATTGCATATGCTTGGATTAATATATGGTGGTGTCGCAAAGTCTGGACGTCTGCCTAGAATTATTTCATCATCCATCAACTCTCTTAAATATCCCATTATAAATTTATGGTACGTATCACTATCAATAAATTTATCTAATATTTCATCAGTTATTTTTAATTTTTGTTTATGTCTAAATTGTTTTATCAGTAGCATTGCTGCTCCATCGTGTAAAACTTGCCTTCCGACATCATCTCGGTGAATCGTAATCTCTTTTTTCTTCACGATTTTTTTCTTCACGATTTTTATTTTTTTCTGTTTTTTAATGGGAGTTTGTTTGTTTTTACATCCTAAAATTTTTACCCATTTACACTCTTTGTGATTTGTACATTTCGGGTCTTTATTTTTTTTTAATCTATTACAAGGGTTTTTCGCCCCACCAATCATCAAAAAGTTTCGTAGGGTTTTTATTCCCTTTGGTGATCTAATATTATAGTTTTTCTTGGTTTCAGGATTATAAATACTGGTATACATATATATATATATAACAAAAAAAATGCGTGTTATTTATTATAAACTACTGTCCGAATCAGTTAAGATATTACGCAATTCATTAATAACATTACCCCAATTATGAAATTTTTTTTGCCGTATAAGTGTAGCATTCGGATACCAGTTAGTTTTATCGCAGTTTCTACACCAAAACCAGTGGGGCCCCATAGTTAATAAAATATATGTAGGAATACCCATTGTCGCCGATAAATGAACTAATGATGTATCTGTAGATATAACACCCTCAACATATTTAAATATTTCAATAGTATCACAAAACGCCCGGGTATCATCATAATTTTCAATTTCATTTTTTAAAATGTAAATATTCTCATGCTCTCTAAGTATGCCATATTCGTCATTAGTGATATCCTTGGTTGTAATAATCCAATTAATGTTTTTTTGTTTAAATAATGGGATAGCGTTTTCTAAATCCATTTTTCTGTTATATTTTTCATGTAAATTGTTACTGTTTCCATGCCAATTAAACATATAAGATTTGTTTCCCGAGATTTGTAATTTTTTTATTATTTGTTCGTGTTTTTTGTGGGTATTTACGCAAATATCCTTTAAATATAAGGACGTAGGTATATTTTCGTATGTTTTATAATTCAAATAATAGTATACTTTTAATAAATTACAATGATAATCAAAATGACCAACACTTTTCTTGTCGGCTTTATATAAAATTGTTAGATTTGATATAGCCTCAAATACTTTATTAAATATCCAACTGGTGCTTTTAAAGTCTATCAACCATTTTATCTTATTAGGTTTATATTTATTACACAACTCCCTTACGATACGCCCTAATATTATTGAATCACCTATACCACCCATATAATAAATAAAAAGTGTTTTATTCTGGTCACCTGTTTTAAAAAAGGACATATTATCACCTAAATTAGATATAGTATTAAAATTCGCAATATATTTTTCTGCCTGGATATACATTTTTCTACTTAATAAACTCCGACAATATATGTCTTGGATAAAATTAATAAATTGTTCGCTAAGACTATAATCACTTGGAGACTTAACAATATTGTCTAATATTCCGAAATATGGGTAAGTAATATTTAAGACACTACAAATATTTAAATAAGATATATACATGTCCGCAATAAATTGAGTCTTTATATCAGTGTCTTTATATTTGCGTATTAGTATCATTATTTTATCATTACCTAATTCATAATTACCTTTAGCATAGTCTTGTTTTACATCATATAACAGTTCTTGATCTGTAGCATTTGGCATAAGTAAGGTTTTATTAACATTTTGACAAGCATATTTTTTACTAATTGTATCTTTTATTTGTTTGCGTAAATATTTAATTCTATGAAAATCTATTGTATACTGGATATACTCTCTGTCGTATAACTTTTTAGAAAGTTTGTCCTGTATTTTATCTCTTAAGGTCCATAATTGACTATTAGTGTTAGTCAAAAACGAAAATAATTTATCTTCCTTATTTGTTATAGCATATTGGGCGTATAATGAATTTAATTCAAATAAAATTTCGTTATGACGTGACGCGTATTTAGGTTGACTTAATTTTAAGTTCATAATAGTTATTTTGTCAATGATTTCGCCAAACGAGCAAGTGATTTTATAATCCATTTAATATTTAATTACTATAAAATAATATTTAAATATAAATTATTTGGTTATAAGATATCGTAATTTGTATTGGTTCTTCTTCTTTGGATTTTTTTATAAAAATACATTTCAATTACATAAATTAAGTGCCAGAAATCATAAAAATATGTCCATTCATGGTAGCAATTACCATTTTGGTCACATCGTATACAACTTTCACCTTTTCCTTTTCTATGTATCCGACATGATCTCCGATTAATATTATGATAAGTTTGTTCGTCTCCACATTTAATACATCTCATTTACTTATATATATAATTTTTTATATTAAAAATAAACTTATATTATAAGATATATGCCTATTTATATATGCCCCCGGTGTAGATATAACACAAAAATTCGTACCCATATGACAAATCATTTTAATCGTAAAAAAGAATGTAAAGTGGTTTATAATGATATGAGTATAGAAGACTGTATAAAAAAATTAGAAAGTACTAAAAAAAAGAAGGAGGTCAAAATTAATAAACAAAAACTTAAGATATTACCCAATCCAATTATAACTAATAATTCCACTCCTCCCTCCTCCTCAAAGATATTTAATAAGAAAAGGAATGAATTTATTTGTCCTAATTGTAATAAAGATTTTACACGCAGTGATAATTTAAAAAGACATCAAAAAATTTGCGAAAGCACGGCTACAACTGATGAAAAAGAATTTAAAAATATTTTTACTAAGAATGAAGTGGAAATATTATTAGAAAGCATGAACTCTGATCATGTAAAACGCGAACAAATAAATCAAATAATTATTAAAGAATTACGACACCAGATTAATTTATTAATGCAAAATCAAGGGAGTAATATAACTTATAATACAAACATTATGCTTAATGCTTTTGGTCAAGAAAATACTAATTATATAGATACTGAGTTTATTGAAAAACTAATAAAAAGTGGACCACTTAATAGTATTCCATTACTTTTACAGCATATTCATTTTAATAAAGAGCATAATGAAAATCATAATATTATGATTCCAAATAAAAAATCTACATTCGCAAAGATATTTAATGGTATAAATTGGCAAATTTCAGATAAGAAAAAAACTATTGATGATATGACTGATAAGGCTTATGCCATGATAAATGAACACTATAGTGGTAATAACAGTTATATGAATGACTTTAAAGATAAATATGATGCCGAAAATCCTCAAGTAAACAAGAAAGTTCAAAGGGATACCGAAATTATGATTTTAAATAATCAGAGTAATCCAATTAACTCAAAGCAAATTAAATAATACGAAATTCGTAAGTTTTTATTTTATAAAATAAAAATTTCTTTACACTTTTTGAAAAAAAAAAAATCCCCCCCCCTGAGAATATAAGGTAAAATGAGGATAAGTTTTTCCAACCTAGTAAATATAAGTTTTTACATAAAATATAAAGGGAACATTAGAGGTTCGGGTAAAAAAAACTTATAATTTATTTTCAGGAGGTTTGGAAAACTTATATAAAAAAAAACTCTACACGAGGCGAACATGAGTAATAAATAAGCAATAATATAATTAGCAGCACTATAATTGGCAAAAAAAAACGGTTCCCTCAATATAACAAACTTATATTTAATAACCTCCTCGGGATTTTACGAGGCGTGCGGGGAAAAAATTAAATATTACATACCTTTGGAGGTATTTTTTTTAGTAATTTATACATATAATTCTCCCCCTCATTTCCCTCATTTTTCCTCCTCAATTTATAGACGAAATTTAATTTCCCTCATTTTAAGGGCAAAAACTTATATAAAAAGACGATTTACACCATAAGCATTAGTAATGCGTTATATACACCACCCCCTAAAAAGATATCCTGACACCTACTAAAAACTTATATATCCAAAAATGAGGGAAAAACTTATATTTTTTTTTTGAGAGGGAAAAACTTATATTTGAGTGTCGCTAAATTTAAGGACCAACACATTATGAAACTTATATATTAGGTCAATACATTAATGCGATAACCTTATAAAACGATTATTTTTTATTGAGGAGGGAACTTATAAAAAAACAACAAATTATAATTATATAACTAATCGTAATATATTTTACATAATAATAATTATTACTAGGGACCAATAGTGCGATACCATATAAATAAAAGAGGAGGGAAAATGAGGGAGAAAAATAGTTAAAAATAAGTTTTTAAGAAATAAAGTCTTTATTTTCTTCATAAAATTCCTCACTATCTAGATATTTTTGGTAATTTACTTCTGTTTTGAGGTATAATTCGGCCTGAAACTGATCTTTCCAATGATTTTTTAAGAAATATTTGTAATTTGGTGTTTTTGTTTTGTTTAAAATCGTGCTGGTGTATTTATTACACAAGATATTATATAAATCTTCATATCCAAGATAATTCAGGATTAAATGTCCTAAATTATCAGAAACTTTAAAAAATAGAGTCATTTGTTAAATAAATAGTAATATTTTGAATATCAAATTTAACACAAATTTATATTAATTGGGCGATATAATATTTATCACACTATTAAAGATTTCATTAATTTTATTTCTCTTTTTTGGGTATCTATTATATCATCTGCCAATTTTACAACTGCCTCATTGTTGCTTTTTTGACTAATTATTTTAGACGTTGTTAAAGCAGTAGAATGATGACTGATCATTCTTTTTAACCACTGATTATCGCCAACACATAATTGTTTTCTTAATAGTAA